GCAGAACAAAAACTATGGGACCTCATGGTCCAAAATATTGAAGCAACTAGATTACTCGTTGAACGAGTGGGGGATTTAAATGAACGACTTAGAATGGTTCGTATCAGTTCTGACATTTTACCAGTATACACTGAGCGGACTTGGAGTTATTTTTGGCGTCGCAGTGACGTTAGGGCTTACTGTGAATCACAGTTTAGCCAAGTGGGTGAGTTGGCTCGTAGCCGTGACGTGCGTCTATCTTTTCATCCAGGCCAATTTTGCGTTCTGGCAAGCAGTGATCCAGATATTGTCTCCCGTAGCATCGACGAGTTTGAATACCATGTAGACATGGCTCGCTGGATGGGCTATGGTCGAACTTTCCAAGATTTTAAAATTAATGTACATATATCTGGTAGGCAAGGACCTGATGGTGTTCGTGCTGCCTATCAACGTCTTAGCCCTGAAGCACGTAACACACTCACAATTGAAAATGAAGAAATAAGTTATGGACTTAACGACTGCTTACTTATTGGCGACCTTGTGCCTATTGTTATGGATATACATCACCACTGGATCCGTGAAGGAGAGTATATCCAACCTAATGACGATAGGGTTAAACGTGTTATTGATAGCTGGCGCGGGGTGCGTCCTGTCTGTCATTATAGTGTTAGCCGCGAGGACATACTTATTAAGCATTGTGTAGACACGCTGCCGGATCATACACAATTACTATTAGTAGGACACAAAAAACAAAAACTTAGAGCACATAGTGATTTCTATTGGAACACCGCAGTTAATCAATGGGCATTGAGTTTTAATGATCAATTTGATATTATGTGCGAATCAAAAGCTAAAAATTTAGCTAGTTTTGCATTATACGAACAAAGTTTATTAAAATAAAAGGGCTCCGAAGAGCCCTTTTTTATTCTGCTTTTGGTTTTCTGCCGCGTGGTTTTTTAACTTTTTCCACTACTTCTTCTGTTACTTCTTTGACCTTTTTCTTGGTCTTTTTCACTGCTTCTTTAGCATCTTCTAAATTTACTTTTCCATCACCATTAACATCTAAAACATTAGTTAATGTTGGCATCACTGGAATACTCTCATGACCAATTCCATCTACTTTAGTTGTTGTATGTGGTGGTTCAACTTTATAAGGTGCTTTTGTAGCAGCATCTAATGGATGTTTTCCATCCGAATCTTCTTTGTTCAAGACTCGGTATCCAACATAAACCATTGCAGCGATAAGTGCGATAGCAATAATAATTTCCATAGAAATCTCCTTGTGAGTTATTTAGTGAATTAAAACACGTATAAATTAAAATCTGTTTATAGGCAATGTACTACTAGCAGGTAAGTCCCAAATAAATCTACGCTCAACACCCTTTTTTTGAGCAAATCTTTTACTGTCACAATTGTTGCAGCAATGAAAATAATTGTTACTTAATCTCTTTGGACTAACATCACCTTTTGGCCTAGAAAAATTACAACCGCAATTATCACAAGTAAACACAACATTGGTTCTTGTACGTGTATATTTGTGTTGAATGCCCGATTTACTAATGCGATAGTAAACTTCCTCTAATTTTTCTTCGCGAATGAACATAATTTATTTACATTCGGATTATAAAATCCTTTGATAAATATTGTATCAAAGAGGATTGTATGCTGATAATTTCAGAATCTGCTGCTAACAAAATTAAAGAAGTGTGCGAAGAAGAAGGAAATCCAGATCTAAAACTTAGAATGTTTGTTCAAGGTGGAGGATGTTCTGGTTTTCAATATGGATTTACATTAGATGAAATAGAAAATGAAGACGATTTTTCTATAGAATCTCATGGTGTTAAAGTATTAGTCGACTCCATGAGTTTTCAATACATTCAAGGAGCAGAAGTTGATTACAAGGAAGATATACACGGATCTTCCTTCGTTATTAACAACCCAAATGCAGAAACTACTTGTGGTTGCGGATCAAGTTTTGCTCCATCAGAATATTAAAAGAGGTTAATAAATGGCTAGAAGAATAATTGACATTGGTGTTGTAGGTAATGACGGAACTGGTGACAGTATTCGCGAATCTTTTAGAAAGGTTAATGAAAACTTTAGAGATTTATACGCGGTATTCGGTCAAGGCGATTTTATAAAAAGTACAGATTTAGACGATTTTCCTGCTACATATGAAGCACAACAGATATTCGTTGTTAATAATGCAGGCGATAATGTACTGGCAAAAACTCTAGTAGCAGGCGATGGCATCGGAATCACTCAAACCGATACAACTGTAACCGTTGAAAGCACTTCTTCAGAATTAAACTCAGACATTAGTCCAAGTCTCGGTGCTTCATTATTTGGCAATAATTTTGCAATTGCTAAAGTTGCCGATCCTAGCACAGCAGTTATAAATCAATTCAATACTGTGCATAATCTAGAAGGCAGCACTGCGATTCTAGAAGACGACTTTGTTACAGATAAAGGATATAATGATAGAAGATATCAGCAAAAATCTCTTAACGGAGTAGGAAAACCTCAACGTGCAAGGTCAGAACCGTTAACTCCAGAATCGACATATACATTAGTCGGATGGGAAACTATTAGTGCATTTGGTCCAGGCCTTGCAAAAATTGTCGGTCATGGATTTAATGCAGGCAGCGATGGTTTAAAGATTAGATATAACACTACTGGAACTCCGGCTACTGGACTAGCTAATGACAGTTTTTATTACATTAGATATGTTGACGGAGATCACTTAAGTTTACATCCAACTGAACTAGAAGCAAGAGCTAACACAAATAAAATTATAATTCCCGATGGATCAGGAACCGGTACACAAACTTTTACTGACATAACTTACAATGAATTGTTGGAAGGCAATTGGTTAACCGACGAAATATTACCAAGAAATTCTGTAGTTCGTCGTCAAGGCGATACTATGACTGGTGCATTAACACTTAATGATCACCCTGGACAATTACAAGGATTCGGAACACCTAATGCAGGTGATGACTTACAGGCAGCTACCAAATATTATGTAGATAATTCTAGTCACAGAAGTCCAACAAATTTATTCGTTTCTACTATTGGAGACGACTTACAACGTAAAACACCTTCTGGCAGTGAAGGACGCAGTTACTCTTATGCTTATGCAACTGTTGGAGCTGCTTGTTTAAGAGCACAACAATTATTAGAAATAGCTAATCAAGAATTAGGTAATTATACTCAAACTATTTCTTACACTATTGGAAACACACAATATAATACTACTATTTCATCTAGTTCTTATGAGATTGTAAACTCTACAGGATATAATGATACAGTAGCTCATATACTAGAAAATAAATTCTTTATACAAGAAGAAGTTATTGCTTACATTGATTACTTGGTAGAAAATGATCTAACAATTACACTATCGGGGTACGGTGATGTTAACTTTGAAGATTTTGTTTATAACAAAGAACTGTGCAAACGTGATCTTGGATTGATCATTGAAGGACTGTGCATTGATCTTTTAACCGGCGGAACGTATCAAACAATATGGGCAGGCAAATCTTACTACAGAAACGCTAGTGCTTTGTTAGCAAGAGGTAGACAGTTAGGCCAGACACTAGTTGCGTTAGATTATTTTCAACAATTATTACAATTAGCATTAGACAATTCTGCTCCAGCGACGTATTACAATAACATTGTAATTTTTACTCCTTATGGTTCTACTCCAGCTGAATTTAATATAACAGATGACATAGTATTAACACGCTATGTAACATTGATCAACATTATTAAAAATGGTTATGAAGGAATCGCAGCACCAACATTTGGCAATGGAATCTACAGATTTGAATTTAGCAATGGTGCTACCGGATATGTAGATCAAGGAAATCCTGCAAACACTGATATTATTGCAGGAAAATTAGTTAGAGGAAAATCTAGTGGTGCTGTAGGTAAAATATTTAGATATGAAAGAAACCCGTCTGCTGGTAAAGATAGACTAAGTCTCCAACTACTAAGACCTATTAATTTCATAGAAGGAGAGGAGATAGAATATGGCGAGTCTATTAAAGATCTCAATATTACTATCCATGTTGAAAGCGGAGTATATTTTGAAGACTATCCTATTAGATTATCCGAGAATATTTCTATTAAAGGCGACGAATTTAGACGTGTTCTAATTCGTCCTGCTAATCGAGTAAGTCAAAGTCCTTGGGCAAATACTTTCTTTAGAAGAGACTCAGTGTTTGATGGACTTCGAGTTACTGATTTCATCGGATCTCCTAACCCTACAAACAATGCACCTCCAGGAGTAAAATCTTATCCAGGCCAAGGCCCGGTCATTGCTGGTAGTTTTGTTATTGGCGCGACATATATCATCGACAGTATTGGAACTACTAACTGGACGGCCATTGGTGCTCCAGTAGGCTATGCTATAGGAACAGAATTTACTACAACAGGTGTTGGATCTGGAACAGGCACTGCATTTAGACCTTCAGCTACAACTGGAACAATCAATGTAGCATTAGGTACAGGTGTAGCAAGCACTTCATGGATTGGTCAAATCTGGGGAGGTAATGGAGGCGAGGGCGTCATCAAAGCCATTAATCTTGGAAACATGACAGTGGAGCTTCATGACGACCTAATTAGTAAAGTCGGTATTCCTGCCACCGAATGGTATATCTACGAAACAACAGAATTTGGATATCATTATTTACGTGACCCAGATCGTGATATTAATGTAGGACCTAGTTTTGCGAATCCTGGGGAATACAATTCAGCTGCTGACACAATTGAAAGTAGCAAACTTATTATAGCAAATGCTGTAACAATTTATACTTCAGGCTTGGGGCCAACACTTTCTCCGAGTGAAATCGAAGAAAGCGAACGGGATATTGGATTTGTTGTAGATTCAATTGTCAAAGATTTAAGATTAGGCGGTAGAGAATATAGTCTAGAACAACAGGGAAAATTTTCAGATGTAACATTTACTGTTAGTCGTATTGCTGGCATAAATTACATTTCTACATATATCAACACATTTATAATTCCTAGTGAAAGTACTGCTGCAAAAGTTGTAGTAAACAATTTAGTTTCTACTGTGTCTTTTGCGTTTGATCCAGCATATAATCCTCCTAAAAATAATAGATTAATGGATGTATTCTTATGTAATGATGCAACTATTTTAAGAAACATTACTTGCCAAGGTCACGGCGGATTTATGATGGTACTAGATCCAAGTGGTCAGATACTTAGTAGATCACCATATGCACAGACTTGTTCGAGCATAAGTGGCAGTACTAATAGACAACGATTTGCTGGAGGTCAATTTATTGACGGATTTACTGGAAGAACTAGAGCTACTATTAATAGTTTCTATGTTACCAGTGGAGTTCAGGTTTTAAACTTAACAGGTGCAGACTTACAAAGAAGACAACTACAAACACCTACTAGTTTTTATATTAACGATGTTAGATTACAAATCGACAGTGTATCTTCTTATGACCCTAGTTCTGGAAACACTGCTGTTTTATTAAATCCTAGCACACCCTGGCCAGCGAATGATCCAGGAACCGAAGCTATATTCGAAGCGGAGATACAAAACGGTTCCGGAGCACCTGGAAATATTCTAATCGTTTCAGATATAATTAGAGGAACTTTATTACCAGGTGCAACAATTACTGGCACAGGTGTTGCAGCATCAACTACCATTGTAGCACAGACATCTGGAACCACAGGCGGAATCGGATCCTACACAGTCAGCGGTGCTCCCCAATTAGTACCAATTGAAACTAAAATTACACAACAGCCTGTGCCGTGGACTTATCCAAGAACTCCGGACATCGATATCGAGACAGCTGGTTATAGATCAATGCTGGCTAATGATTTTACACAGGTTAATGATCTAGGCTACGGAATTTTAGCGACAAATAATGGATTAACTGAACAAGTTAGTACATTTACATACTACTGTCACACTTCGTACATGGCAAGTAATGGAGCACAAATACGTGCCACTAATGGATCAAGTTGTTACGGAGTGTATGGATTAAGAGCAAGAGGGCAGGATCCTACTGAAATTCCTGATGATGTAAACTTAGTTTTCAAGCAAGTACAATCAGCTAAAGTTTTTGTAACCGACAGAAACCCTTATCCGACATTAGATGATGGAAGCACTGTATTTTACATCTACGATTATGCATATCCTCCTTTTAATGTTAGCGAAGCAGAGTTTAGTCATCCTGTAGAAGGGTTGACTAGATACGAAATAACCAGCTTACAAAAAACTAGTGTAGCAGCTGGTATAGCAGCAGGAGAATTTGTTGCTACAAGAAACTATATTATACAATTTGTAGGAACTACTAATTTTGTCAGTATTGGAGCCACTGCTTCGGCAGTAGTCACTGGTACTATCGGTGATGGATTCGGCGGATCAGGTACAATTTTAAATGTGACTTTTGTTACATCTGGTACATTAGCTCTAGGAACATATATCACAGGAACTGGTATTACACCTGGAACATTCATTGAGCAGTTTGGAACTGGTACAGGCGGAATGGGTACTTATGTGGTTAACAATACCCAGAATGTTAGCTCAACTACTATAACTGGACAACCTGCTGTAGATACACAATTTACTGCATCTGGTGTTGGATCAGGCAATGGTCGTGCATGGGAAGCATTTACTATAACAAATATTAGTAAAGCTAATCCAGCTGTAGTCACAGTAGCAGCACCTGGACATAATCTTATAGACGGTAATATGCTACGAATTAAAAATGTAGCAGGTATGACCGCAATTAATAATAATGTAAGCGGAAGTGTTTATTACATTAAAAATATAAGTTCAACACAGTTTTCTTTATATACTGATCAACAACTAGTAACTTCTCTAAATACAAATACTATTGCATATAGCGCATACACTAGTGGAGGTGTAGCTTACGGCGGTAGTGAAATCATGAGAGCTCAGTTAAGCACTGCTGGTACAACAGGTGGTAGTGCCGGCGGCTTACAAGAACAGGTTGTAAACAAAGAAATTTTAGATATTCGTGTACTACAACAACAACAGTTTTCAAACTTAGATGAAATTCCTGTAACTAGACCTAGTACTGCTATCATTTTTGACGATCAAGACAATGTAGTATATAGATCTATTGCCTTTAGTATAAATGCACCTAGTGCGTTAGGCGATCTCCCAGATAACCATGCCGTGATCACTACCGATACTAGTTTTAGCTACTGGTTACCTCAAGTAGAAGCTCTTAATACTACAACAACTGACCCAGTCGACGGCGCTCCAAAAACTATGGGTGCCACGGCTGGTGATACTAGGTTAGCGGTATTAGACATAACTGATCCTATAACTATTGCTGCTCTTAATGAGGGAGATAAAATTTTTGCATGGAGAGGCAAGACACACAGAATTGTTCAGTATGTAGAAAGCTCTGGTGTAATTCCTGCTTATGTCGAGATAGCTAATTTAATCCCTGATGTGAATATTAACACATCACCTGTAGCAGACGGAATACAAGTTCCTTTCAGTGCTATTCAAGATTACGCTCTTAGAGCAGGATTTCAAGGAGGAGTTCCTGCTAACATCTATGTGCGTATTAGCACTATGCGAGCTACAGGACACGATTTATTAAATGTTGGCACAGGAGGATACAATAGTTCCAACTATCCTAATAATATTTTTGGAGATCCTGTTTCGGAGAAAGATTCATCTAAAGAAGTTTTTGAACAAACAACTGGACGGGTATTCTATGTCACAACCGACCAGGATGGTATTTTTAGAGTAGGAAGGTATTTCAGAGTTGACCAAGGCACTGGAGATGTAAGTTTTAATGCAGGTATTGCACTTACAAACTTAACTGGTATTGGTTTTAAACGAGGAGTAACAGTAAACGAATTCAGTTCAGATGACGAAATGACTGATGCTGCTCCGGACACTGTGCCAACTGAACAGGCTATTGTAAACTATATCAGTTATGTTTTACATCTGAACAGGGACGGAGGTATTTCTACTAAATTTATTGGCCCTGGATATATGCCAAGAAACGGAGCTATTGCTGCTACGGCTAATATGGATCTCGGCGGTTTTCAGATTAATAATTTACAAGCACCTACATTAGATGACGATGCTGCTAATAAAGTTTATGTAGACACACAAGTTGCCAGCGTAGATAGTTTATTTAAATTAAAAGACGTAGAAGTAAATTATCCTGAAGCAGGAGATTTATTAATTTATGTAGGTACTGGAGATAGCAGCACACTAAATTTATGGCAAAATGCCACTGTAACTGGTGATGTTCAACTACAATTTGACAGCTCTGCAAATACTGTAGCTGCTGTAATTACTGCTAATGCTATTGGTAATACAGAAATTGATTATGCATCGGGTATACAACAATCTAAACTTACTTTAGCCAACGGTCAAGTATCATCAAGTGATGGTGCAATTAGTATTCCTATAACAGGACTATTCCCAAGTACAGGTTCTACTGGTGCTATCGGAGCGACTCCTGGTCAAGTAAGAATAACATACGGCGCAGTTGGTAGTATCCCATATAGCATAGGCCAAAGAATAGTATTAACTAATGTTACTCCTAACATATATAACCAAGAATGGGTAGTGGTTGATTCATCAACTACTATAACTTCGATAACATGTAGTCTAACTAACAGTTATGTTAGTGGTGGTAATATTACCTTACAAAGAGGTTCTGCATTATTTGATACCGCAAACTTTGAAGTATCTAACAATGGATGGATTGGTATTAAAGCCAACGGTGTATCTCTCGGCGAAATGGCCACGTTGACTGCTAATTCAGTTATAGGAAATTTAGGAACAAGTGCGGCTACACCTGGTGCTATAACTCCGACTAACTTGTTTAAGAGAGGCACATGGGATTCGTTTAATGGTAGCACAACTTCAGGAACAAATTATGCTTACACATTCACTCCTGGTGCGACCGAAGCCGCTAGCACATTTGCTATGACAATAGTAAGTACATCAGGAGCTAATAACAGTATTGTGAAAACTTCGAGTACTGGAGAAATTGATGCCACTGCTTATAAACTATCATCGAGCACCATAATTGACCAGCCTGCAGATTTTTCAGGCTTATTGACTATTTTTACTGCATTCGATCCATCTGTTACTACTCAGTTAAAAACTCAAGGTGGTGTTCCTATACTAACATATGCAGGCAATAATGCTGCAACAACTCCTGTGGAAGTAAAAGGTCAATGGCAACTAGGAGCTAGTGCTACGTTAGAAGCTACATTCGCTGACTTGGCAGAATGGTATAGTGCAGATATAGAATACGAACCTGGAACTGTGTTGATATTCGGTGGAGATGCTGAAGTGACTACTACTACAACATTTGGTGATAGTCGTGTGGCAGGTGTTGTTTCGACAGATCCAGGATTCAAAATGAATGGATCATTACAGGGAACACGAGCATGTATCGCACTACAAGGGCGAGTTCCATGTAAGGTAGTTGGTAAAATTAAAAAAGGAGAAATGCTTACCACAGCTGGTGTAGCAGGATATGCTGCTAAAGCTATTAATCCTCAAGTCGGTACAATTATAGGTAAAGCATTAGAAAATAAGGATACACTAGAAGCTGGTGTTATCGAAGTCGCTGTGGGGCGTGTATAATGGCAAAACAAACAATAAACTTAGGTACGGCTGATAAAGGTAATGGCGATCCGTTACGTACTGCATTTAATAAAGTAAATGAAAATTTTACTGAACTGTATACCTTAGTAGGTGTGGCTAGCTTAACAGAACTAGCTCAAGATTATGCAGCACAAATGTTAGTCAACGGTAATCACGAAGGTGCTACTGTAGAGTATGACGATGTAAACAATAAATTAAATATTATTGTTGCACAAGACTACGACGGAGGAGCGGCCTCCACAATATATGATGACGAAACACTTTTAGATGGAGGCGGAGCATAACATGGCACGTAGAATACAATTAAGAAGAGATACAGCAGCAAATTGGTTAAGCACTAATCCTACCTTGGCTCAAGGTGAGATTGGTATTGACTTGACCAATAATAAAATTAAAATAGGTACTGGTACTACTGCCTGGAACAGTCTTGCCTACTGGGATGATAAAGAAACTGCATCTATTGGTGCATTTGATTTTACTGGTAATGTGATAACAACTAATGACAGTAGTAATGTTATTATAGATCAAGCAGTTGAAATAAAAAGTGATTTAAAAGTTGCAGGGAATTTAGAACCTACTATTAATTTAAATTCATCATTAGGTAGTCCAACAAAACAGTGGCGAGATATATTCGTCAGCAACGGCTCTGTATACATCGGTGATATTAAACTGAGTAACGATAACGGCCAGTTAATTGTTCAACAGGTTACTAATCCTGGACAGGCCAATGAATCACCGGTTCCTGGACCAAGCAGGGTGACCACAGATAGATTAACAAACGGTGTTAATACTTTTGTACTTTTAGATGATGGTACTGTAGAATTAAACGGTGATCCTTTCGGATCAGTACAACCATACTTAGAACTAACCAATGAACCTTTTATTACACGACCCGTGATATTAGGCACACCAGTTACTGTTACAGTACCTGTAACAGGTATCAATGCTCAAGTTCAAGTTAATATTATAGGAGGCCCTGGATACCCAATATTAAGCGATGTCATAGTAGTTGCTCCAGGTACAGGTTATGTACCAGGTACGACTTATAAAATCTACGGTTATCAAATTGGCGGCTCCAACGATGCTACTGATAGTATAACATTTACCATAGACACAGTAAACGGGTCAGGCGGCATATTAACTGTCGCCAATGCTGCCTTTACTGGTGTTGCAACAAACAATCCAGCAGGTTACGGCAATGTTGGCATTGATTATCAACCAGTACAAATATTTGATGAGATTGGACCAGGATTGATTCTGACACGAGATCTAAATCAAGGTATCTACAACAGTGCAGTGGAACTAGAATACGATAATAGCACTTATCTCAGTCCTTTAGGCACAGAATGGAATGCGGATGGATGGGGGGATTTAACAGGAATAGGCGCTAGGTCATACACACCCTGGCGTCAGGCCTTAAACAATCAAGTGGGTAACTACATCGTTGCCAGCGAACTAGTCATGCACGACATAGCCAACGACAAGTATTATAAGTTTGATTTTGCTGCTTGGGGTGGCAACAACGGTGGCTACAGTTACACTAGGACAGAAGTAACTGATCCTAATTATTTTAAGAAAGATGACTACGCCACTGCCAACAACGTAGACGTTATTGAAGACGACTCCACATTACAGATTGGTATTACTCGCGGAAATAATAACGGTATCTACAATCCATTCATTGAAGAAGGATGGGATGAAGATGTCAGTCCACAGGGCACAGTATGGAACATAGATGGTTGGGCCGATCTGTCCAACATTGAAACAAGAACATACGATAATCTATACGCAGCATTTGGTGAAGGTGGTTTAGGAAACAAGATAGTAGGTACAGAATGTGTAATGTATGTACCTAGCATAGAAAAATATTACGCTATTCAATTCCTAAGTTGGACACAAGGCGATATGGGTGGTGGGTTTAGTTACACACGTAAAGAGATAGATTTAACCAAGGTCAACGAAGGCATTAAATTCCCAGACGGTACAATATTAAAATCCGCACAAGGCATTGGTCGTGTAAAATCAACAGCCTCCGGTAATCGTAGAATAGAAGAAACCACAGGTTACAATCAAGTCACAGTTACTCAACGGGTAACTACTAATCTAACCACTGTGGCTTCAAGAGCAGAAACAGGCGGTTATTATATCTGGATTGACAGTACCGCAACTACTATAGACGATATCATAAACACTCCTGCGAATTATGGCGATGCCTATGAGTTTGAATTTTCCTTAAACAATACTGTTTGGTACACATGGACAGGCGGAATTGGTAACAGTGGCAATAGCACGGGGTATAGTGTAACACAACCTTTAACTTATCTACAAGGTGACACAGTTTACTTTAGATACAAGACAGGAGGGGGATCAGTTGTGTGGTGGGACAAGGCAGACTTGCCTGGAGGTGCAGGTAACTTCCGTGGTGCTGTCATTGACTATCACGCCTATACCGGCGAATCAACTATCATCGGCACTATACACATCGTAGACGATGATGGTGAAGAACATATCAGTCATCAAGAAGTACAAAGTGGTAGCACAGACGGTGAGAACGATGATCTCTGGTTAGTGACCACAGAAGGCCAAATAAAGTATCGTCGCATAGACGGTGAAAGCAAAACACTGAAAATACATTGGACCGCTAAGGTATTCTACGGTTCGGAACTATACGATTAACAAGGACGAACAACAATGACAACTATTAGAAAAATTGTAACAAGTAAAGTAGACGGCAACAGTGCTGATTCCACTGACACAAACGAAATTCGCCCTTTTGGTGAAATTGCGGTATACTTAAACACTGAGCCAAATCCAGACAAACTTACCCTAATGATGTTTGATGGTACAAGAACACACCTTAAGAGTATGGTATTGGCTCCCGGTCGTTTGTATGGGTCGGATGCTGATTCCGGTGACGGCAATAGCCGCGACACTATCAAGTTAATCCCGGATGCCAGTCTAAGCGATTATACTGGCAACGATCAATATCTCATTATCGATCCCACAGGCGGAATTCGTATCCGTGCTGGTGGTACACAGGATGCATCAACTGCTGATTTGTACATTGGTGGCGAAAAAACATTTGTGCGTGTCAGTGATACCTCAGATGATGTAGTGATTAGAACCGGACTTAATGCAGAAATAGAAAATGTTGCGGTGGATGTAGTAGATGAACTAGGCCCAGGCGGCGTTTGGCGTATGTTTTTTCTTGACGCAGATTATCCTAATTTAGGTACAACTGTTCAAGTAGGCGACACCGTAACTACATCTTGGGGAACCCCCATAACTGCTACCATTACCAATATTGTACAAGACACTGGTGCAGACACTTGGGCTCTGCACTTTGATCAAGATATTACTGCGGAATTTAATGCTGGACCGCAAACAGTCACCTTTAACCGAGGGCTGGAAGTGTTATTGATTACGACACGTCTAAGCAAAACTTGGACATTTGACGACACAGGTAAAACTGTATTGCCAAGCACAGCAATATTCAACGGTACTGACGGCATTGTTTTAAACAATCTCAATGCAGGTATTGCGGGTCTGTTCAACGACGGCGATGTTTACATCACAGGTGGCAACAGCGTAAGATTTACTGGCATCGGCGAATTTGATGGCAATAGTACATCAGCATTAAGATTCTGGAACGCAGAAGGTCGTCACTCCTCAGGCAATGACCCTACAGAATTAGTAACATTGGATGTGGGCAATGACGCAACCGATGGAGACCCCACAGAAGGTTTTCTCAAGATCATTACAGAAAAAGAAACAGGTAGCAACAAAGAGTGGAAGTTTGATGCCAACGGTGTACTACACTTGCCTACAAGTGGAGACATTGTAGACAGCGAAGGCAACTCAGTGTTAAGTGGTATGGCCAACAATAATATTTGGGTACAGACATTTGTGTCCAGTACTCCCGAAACAGATTTCCCACAAATCGCAACCAGTGTAGAATATGACAGTGACGGCAATGTCATTGCTCTGTTCAGTCATAGCCTGCCTGATATTGGTGAGTCTGGCGGCAGATATTTCTCAGTGGGCAAATACACTGACACTGGTACTAAATTATGGACAGCAAGATTTGCCGACGATCTTGAAACAGACGGTTGGGGCTTGGCCGTTGACAATGCTGATGGTTGGATTTATGTCGCAGGACAAACTGGCGGAGACGTTTACACCTATGACTTATCTACCTTGACTAAAATTGATAGTAGTGACGGTAGCGTGGTGTGGAGTAAAATTTATGACTTTGGTTTTGCCAGTTCAAGTCCTGTAGTTGATGTGGACAGTGATGGCAATCCTGTTATGGTTGGCTGGGCTAACAACGGAACTGATAGTTATCTAACAGTTACTAAGATTGACAAAACCAACGGTAACGTTACATGGACAAGAAAATTAGACGGGCAGACTAACGAACAGGCCTATGGTATGGCAGTGGGTCCTACTGGTGAGATAGTGGCTGTTGGTACTGTGGATAATCTTAACTATCCAGAACCATATCGCACGATTGTTACTCTAACTGCTACTCCCGCTAGCGATCCAGACTGGACTACTGATATACTAGGAGCAACTGTTGGCGGTTTAACTTATGATGTTACCTTCACTGACGGCGTTCCTACATTTAGCAATATTGTTGATACAGATGGCAATCGCTACGAGGGCGACTTGATTGGTACTTTTAATGCTAGTCAGTTAGGATCTGGATCCACTAACATGGAAATTAGAGTAGGAACAACTACTGGCGAAGACATGTCCGACCGTATGGTAGTGGTCAAATATGCCAGTGACGGAACTATTGCTTGGCAAAAGGCCATACAGTTTGACGCGGACTATGACTGCTCAGGAGCAGATGCTGACATTGACAGCAATGGCAATATCTACATTTGCGGACAATTTGACATTACCGGCGGCCCTTTTCCTGGTACTGGTATAGCCTTGGTTAAATTTGACAGCACAGGTGTTAAACAGTGGAGCCGTCGTGTAACAGGCGACTGTATTTCAACCGCTACCAGTATAGTAGTTGGACCTGATGACAAACTTTATATATCAGGCGTTAATGGCGACGAGATTGCGGAGACGTTTACTTGGGTAGTGGCCAAATACAGTCTTGATGGTCTTGTAGAATGGCAACGATTTATTGAAAACACTGATAGTTGGACATTTGCTGGTGGGCTTTTTGGCCCAGAAAGTGGCGGCAGCAACATAGCAGTTAGACAGGGTTATGTGGCACTGGCAGGCGGATTTGGTAGTTTTGACCAGCAGGCTTATGCCGCTGTGCTACAAGTTTCAGACACGGGCAATGTGTTCGCAGCGGGCCCTTGGAGCGTTACAGTCGCAAACCTCAGCGGCACACTCAACGGCACAGCCAGTGACATTGGAGTAGTCAACGCCGATCTAACTGACTCAGACAATGCGTTAACTGTCAGTGCTGACTCAGTTACTCTTGAAACACAAGTCCTCGCCTTCCTCATAGGTACTTTATACACAGCACCTGGCGGCGACAACAGTTTAGTTAACGGTGTGTATTCCGTTGTTTTAGGCGATACTGGCACAGTGACATTGCCAGCAGGTGGTACTATCACTGAAGGATATGTTACCAGCAATCCTACAATTCAACTTACTCCAGCAAGCCCAGATGTGGCCAGTCAGAAGTTGGTGATCAAAGGCGGCGGAGGCTTTAATTATACCTATACTGACAATGGTATAAACATAAACTATTATAATAACACCGCTCTAGTTGGTGATACTCTTACTTTCTACATATATTCACCTACTTACGCTGACCAAACGCTCTACTGGTGGATCTATCCAGAGGGTGCTAACATATCAGATCCAGGATCAGGCACAGTAGTATTGACTGGCAGTAACGGCACTATTAGTTTTGAACTAGACAGTGATGACAATGAGTTTACTATTCGTGTGTCACCTGAAGAGAATAACTATGACCCTTCGAGTGTAGGTGTTGAAACAGGCTTGATCAACGCTGACGCACCTACTTTTAATGTTGAGCATCACCTACACTTGACCACAGGCGACTTGGAAGAAACCAGTATCTTCTTAGGCACTGACAATCACAATGTGCGTACTACCACTGATGGCGGTATTGAAATAAACACATTCCTATATCCAAGCGGTGATGGTAACGGCAAGTGGACTTTTGACTCCAATGGATTCCTAAACGCCCCTAACCAAAGAGTTATTAGGTTCTATGACGAGTATGGAGCATTCAATGGAGCAATAGGTGGAGACAATTTAGATCATGTGGTCTTTGCCGCTGGTGAAAATAAAGGTATAAAAGTTTTTACAGACGATGGGACCAAACTTTGGACATTTGGCACAGATGGTTCGTTAACTGTACCAGGCCATATACATAGTGAAGGCAACATCAATATTGATATCAACTTGAGTGACTCAACTCTGCGTAGATGGCAGTTTGGTGAGGATGGTGTTTTAAATGTTCCAGGAGGAATTGTAGTAGAGTACGAAGAAGATTTTACAATTTCTACATCCTATCTAGGATTGAGTAGTCCTCCTGGACCTGTAACAAACACTTTAACATTTGCTGCCAACGGTGATTTAACAGTTCCTGAACTAATATTAGGAACAGCTGACCTTACTCTTAGAGCCGCTGCTGGATACACCACAAGTATTGAAGCGGGAGTTGGTGGTACTATTGAAATTGGTTATCAAGGGGATCCACCTGCCAACATTTACATTGGAACTGCTACTACGGGATATACTACTACTGTTAGGATTGCAAGTGATCGAATAAGAATGTCAGCGGATGTGCCAACAAGTAGCAAAGGGCAATCTGGAGATGTTACAGGGCAGATTGCCTTTTCGTCAACCCATATCTATTACTGCACAGCGTCCTATGATGGCACCACTGACATTTGGAAGCGTGTGGAGCTAACAGGTGGCGTTTGGTAATATGCGAGCATTTGCTATAGTACTGAAAGAAAGTGAATTAGCACAGACAATCAGTGCCAAAGCTGTAGCTGCCGCTGCATTACACGGTGTTGCCTTAGAAATATATGATGCTGTACTGGGCTACAATAGCCGACCATTATTTGAAAAATACGGTATAGATAAGTTTTTAAACTATACCATAATAGACAAGCCCGGACATCAAGGTTGTTTCTTGAGCCACTTTGAACTGTGGCAGAAGTGTGTGAAATTAGACGAACCTGTCATTATCTTAGAACACGATGGCATCTTTATCCGAGATTTACCGGAAGATGTGTTAGATCATTTTGATGAAGTGTTGAGATTAGACTGCTTCCAGGCCTTTGTCAAGGACTACGATGAGAAGGTCAAGGCCAGTTTAGATCAGCCCATAGACTACTATCGCAGACCAGCGGACTATGAGTATCACAGCAGTGGTGGCTACTATGTTGGGGCTTATGGCTACATCATAAAACCACAGGCAGCACAGAAACTTATTGATCACGCACAACAAAGAGGTGTGGTCTGTACAGAAGCACATTTAGGGCTAAAGATAGTTGATATAGTATCTGTCACTGCCACAGTGGTTAGACTAGACAGCTATTATACAGAACAGAATCAAGATCAGTGGCAATTATATAGTACCACTAATGATCTTAGTTTGGCTGTAAAAGGTAGTAATTCATTAAGCAATCCAACATACATTAGCCCTAGAAAATATCGAGAACTTCACAGTAAATATACTAAAGAGAGTGTAACATGACTATACAAACAATTAATATCGGCAATGTGGCGACACCTGGTAATCAATAACAAATGACAATAATTTTAATCACATTACTACTAACACACATCACAATCATGTGTGTTACCTTGTATCTACATCGTTGTCAAGCGCACAGAAGTGTAGAATTTCATCCTGCGGTCAATCATTTTATGCGATTTTGGCTATGGCTTACAACTGGAATGACTACTAAAGCATGGGTAGCAGTACATAGAAAACATCATCAAACCACAGATGTTGAAGGCGATCCACACAGTCCACACGTATTTGGTATTAAACGATTACTACTAGGCGGATGGAGTTTGTACCACGAAGCAACTAAAGATCCTAACATGGTCATAAAGTACGGCATGGGCACTCCTAAAGATCGTATTGAAAAATTCTACACTAGATATCACCGCCACGGTATTCTTGTAATGTTAGTCATAGACTTGTTATTATTTGGGCCGTGGGGTTTTCTAGTGTGGGGTGTACAAATGATCTGGATTCCATTCTGGGCCGCTGGATTTATCAATGGCATTGGACACTGGTGGGGCTATCGCAACGGCGAAACTAAGGATCACAGTCGCAATGTCAGTCCTTGGGGTATATTAATTGGCGGTGAAGAGCTACACAACAATCATCATTTAGATCCAGCCAGCCCTAAATTAAGTAGAAAATGTTGGGAATTTGACATCGGCTGGTTTTATATACGAATTTTACAAATGCTCAGATTAGCAAAAACCAAAACCAGATAAATAAATTAAAGAGAATGACATGCCTATTACACTAGTAGATTTAGGAAATTTTGCAAACGACGGAACAGGTGACGATCTACGCACGGCTTTTGAAAAGGTAAATGGTAATTTTACTGCTTTAGACAATGTTACTATTTCTAATGCTACTAATTTAGGTGCAGGCGCTCCGGTATTTGCAGGAAAAGTTGGTAGTTTAGAAGTAGGTGATAATCTTACTTTTAGAAGTTTAAGTAGTGGTGCAAATATACAAATTGCCTACGATGGCTCTAGTATTACTATTGCATCAACAGCGACTTTTACTGGTCAAGTAAGCGATATTTCCAATCATAATTTACAAGATCTTGGTAACGTATCAGCAGTTACTCCAACCGTAGGTCAAGCATTAGTATGGCAAGGAGCTACATGGGGTCCTGGTAGCTCCTCTGAATCGGGCATAGACTTTAGTTTTCCGGACTTAGATGGATCGTTTACTAACCCTATACAATTTTTATTAGGGCAAACTGATTTAGATTTTGGTCCATTTATTATAACATCGTTTGATACAGAATTAAATTTAGATTTAGGAACATTTTAAGGTTTAGGAGAAACAAATGGCATTGAAATTAAGACAAGGGTTAGCTAGCGACAGACTAAGCATAACTCCTGCCAGCGGAGAATTAATTTATACTACTGACACTAAACAACTCTATGTAGGCGATGGATCTACAGCAGGAGGCAATAGTATCAGCGGTGCTATACCAGTTACTATCAATAGCTTATCCGATGTTGTTATTAACAGTGCCACTAATGGACAAGTATTAAAATTTGATGGTACGAATTGGATAAATGGCACTGACAATACTGGTGCAGGTTCAACAAATTTAGACGGTCTAACTGACGTAGTTATTACTAGTGCTACTACTGGTCAAATTTTAAAATATAACGGAACTAATTGGATTAATGCTGCTGAAACTGGTGGCGGCGGATCAATGACGTCTTTCAGCATTACTGGCGATGACAGCACTACTACTAGATCAATCACAGATGGTGAGACAATAAATTTCCTAGGCGGCGGATCAATAACTGTAAGCGTGACTGGTGGAGATCAAATACTTATTACCAACGACGAGCGTGTACAAGTAGGAACTGCTGGCTCAATTGCATTTTATCGTAATAACGCAAGCAACGTAGAAGGTACAGATACTGGTTCATTAAGTTTCGATGAGCCTACCGGTAAATTATTCTCTACTAGACTAGAAACTAATCTTATCTATACCGATAGTGCCATCTTACCTATCGTTAATAGAAGTGTGTCTAATCCGTTCGTTACTCTCGGTGGCACAATTGATTCAACTGAATATAGTACAAAACTATTAGTACAAAATGTAGATTTTGATCCTAATCTTACACATACTGTTTTTAAAAATGTATACGATACTCAATTTGTTAACGCTGCAATTTTTGCCAGATCTAGAGGAACGTTAGCCACAGAAACAGCAGTGCAAATTGGAGATTATCTAGGCACAATTATAATGTCAGGTAATGACGGCACTGTTCAACGAGGATCTACATTTATAACTACGCAAGTAGAAGCAGTAAGTTCAGGATATGTAAATGGTTCATTGGTCCTAGGAACTAATGATAATGTAGGAACTCCCCAACCTATAATTATATTAACTAGTAAAAAATATGCTACATTTGGTGGACCGATTACTGTTCCTCCTCAAGAATTAGATTTTTCTAGTGGTAATATTACACTAGCTTTCGATGACATCGCGTCCAATTATATGTATTCGACAGGTATGAGTACAAACAGAGATTTAACTTTGCCTAGTCCTTCTAGTACTATCTCAGGATTACGTATTTGTATTATCAATAAAGATGCTACTTGGGTAATAACTGCTAAGTACGGTTTAACAACAATTACAACAGTAAACGCTTTAGCTGTTAAAGAAATCTATTGCGACGGTACTGCTTGGAACGTCTTATACTAAGAAAGGATAATCCTATAAATATGTAATAATAGGATTATCTAATGTTAGATATTTGGACTGAACGATCAGGATATAATTTTGGCACTATCCCAGAAAGAACCGCTGTTAATATTTCATTACCTCTAATAAGCCCATTAGGGCCAGGAATTGAATACACTGTTATTTCTGGTCAGCTACCGCCAGGTCTGAGATTAGAAAATTCATCCATAGTAGGAACAGCTTTTGAAGTTCCGAGAGATACAGAATTTAAATTTGTCGTTAGAGCTAGATTAGGTACAGATTTCTCAGATAGAACTTTTTTTATCAATGTCACTGGTGCTGATATACCAGAATGGAATATTGCAGCAGGTGCACTTCCAGTAGGTCCTAATGATGCATATTATATTTTAGACAGTTCGTATATAGATTTTCAACTGTCCGTTACAGATACAGATACTGCTGCTGGACAAGAGTTAAAATATTTTATTCCTAGCGGTGGCGGCGAGCTACCTCCAGGATTAATTTTAACGGACAGTGGAAGAATTGTAGGTTGGGTACAACCGGTTTTAGCTCCTCCTTTAGCTAAGGGTAATGGCAGATTTGATAAACAACTGTTTGATGAGTATGCTTATGATTACGGATTAAGACCAACTAATGGCTATGACAGTTTTATTTTTGATTTGTTGACGTTTGATTTTGGAACTGAAAGTTTACCTCCAAGAAAATTAAATAGAAACTTTGAATTCAATGTCATAGTAACCGATGGAGACAGTCAATCTGCAAGAAAATTTAGAATCTTTGTAGTCGGAGATGATTTTTTTAGAGCAGACAACACTGTAACTACAGCAGGAAACAATACTTTTACCGCAGATATTACTTACGCAAGAGCACCTATTTGGACTACTCCTAATTTCTTAGGAACATTTAGAGCAAACAATTATAAGACATTTAAATTAGA